CACTTCTCGACACGCCGCGTTACGTTCTGCCGTGAGTTGGTGGGCGGTGAAGGCATTACGGCAAGTTCAGGGTAGAAAAATCTATTTCAGGATACACCCGCGCAACCAATATACCATTAGCTGTGCGGCCGCTGCCCGGCAGCACCACCTGTTCGTGGGGCTGGCCTGTGCCCTCATCGATGTAAACCAACTGGGCATCCCACAGCTCACGCGCTAACTGTAGTTCATACTCGACATCCCAGCCCGTCTCTAAGTCGCGGAAGTTCCCCTCGATTCGTGTCATCAACCACGCCCTGGGAGGTTGGCTATAGAGATAGCCAGAATTTACCTTACCAACAAAATTCAGGGCCTTCTGGAAGGGGCTGTACTTCTCTCTGCGTGAAATCCTAATAACGGGCAGCGGCACTTGCACATCAACCGTTGCCAACTGCTTTTTAACCGTTATCGCTTGCTGGCCCGCTGAATCTGTACTGCGTATGTCAATCGACACCTCAAGCGGATTATTGTCTTTGTCTCGCTGCCTGGACACTGACTGCAATGTTGCACCCACAGTGATAGAGCCGCTCTGTTCGCCCGTGCCACCTGTCGTGCTATCAGGCGAAGATTCAGTGATGGAAGGTGGGCGATAAGTGCAAGAAATCTCCGCGCTAGTAGGGCCCTGCGGAGCAACATTTATCTCCTGCACCCGTAATGCGGTATCGTCTGGATGCGGGTCGCCGTACCTCGGCAACCGAGTGTCCTTCAGCGCAGTCAGTAGCCGGCCTGAAGCGCTGCCAGTAATTTCCGTCAGATAAAAAACACGGGTTACCTCTACGCCATTGGCCCCTTGCTTGGCAGATGAACCCTCAACACGTTCTGAAATTAGCATTCCTATTTTCCTTTTACGCTGCAACAGCAACCGTACTTGAAGTTTTACGACCAAGCACGACGAGCTGAGCAAGCAACGCGTTGGTTACTTTCAATTGAGGGTCAGTGACTTCTTGCTTAGCCCGTTGTGAGGCCACCACGATGTCCTTAAAACTTACCTGGCGGGCTTGGCCCTCAAGCCTGATTTGCTCAATCTCAGCAAGGCCGGCTTCTCGTGCTTGCCTGAATGCGTCGACCACTGCGCGTTCAAATGTCGTTGGGTCTATAACACCCGAGAGGCGCAATGCCTTTAATTTAATCAGCTCAGCAGTGAAGGCCTCAACCGGCGTCCGTGTCTGTTCAAATAGGCGCTTACCCTCCTCCAGTTGTTTTTTCTGCATCTCCATTGCACTGATATTCTGTAGTGCGGCGGCCGCCTGTTCCAATTGACTGCCTGTCGCACCCTTCAGACTCAATTTATACAGTTCAACTTGGGTACGGGCCTTGCCAAAAGTGAGGGCTTCGAGTTCCAATCCTTTGATGAGTTCATCTATCTGCGCCCCAGCCATGCTCGCAGACTCACTAACCCCCTCAGCGAGGACGTCATTCGCCGCGAGCATCCCACCGCCCGCGGCGGTGCCGCCACCTGCCGCCTGGCCCCACAACTTATCGAATGCTGTTCCAACGTCAGCAACGTCGGATTTTATGTCGCGTAGTGGGTCTAAGAAGGCGTTTGCAATGTCACCAAAACCCTTGCCCTGGAATATCGCCATCAACCCTTCTATTGGCGAGCGCAATATATCGCCCACAATCTCAAAGCTATTCTTTATCGCGACGACGCCAATCACCATGGCCTTAAGCGCTTGTGTAATGCCGTCGAAGGCCAGGCGAACCGCGTCACTTTGCGCTGCACCCTCAGCAAGTCCTTTAACCATCTCTGACAGTGGGGTCAGCAACGGCAGGACGGCCTTGGTCAGCAATCCCCTGGTCACCAATTGCAATTCGGCCATGCGGTCGCCAAACTCATCGGCCGCGCGGCCTGCATTATCGCTGAGTGATATGCCCAATGAAGTAAAGCGTGCCTCTAGTTTAGCGATTCCTGCCGCGCCTTCATTCAGCAGGGGCAGTAAGTCGGTGCCCGACCGCCCAAAGAATTTTACCGCTAACGCGGTTTCTCGCACACCAGGAGGCATCGCCTTGAAGCGTTCGGCAAGGTCACGCAGTAGTTGGGTCTGTGTCTTCGTGCGGCCTTGCGTGTCGGTGATAGATACGCCTACATCAGCAAATGTTGCACGAGCCTCACGCATGCCACTTACCGCATCAAAGGCGACGCGCGCCATCCTGCGCATGCCGATTGCTAATGCTTCTGTCGTTACCTCTGACTGCTCAGCGGCAAAAGACAGTGCCTGGAATTCTGGGACAGTCAGGCCTAATTTCTGTGCCTGCTTTGCGGTTTGCTCTACGGCCCCGGCTATGTTGATTACGCTACCGACAATCTGCTGGCCAACAAATCCTGTAGCGAGTGTAGCAAAGCCCGTGCGTGCAGTTGCGATGAAGCCACCAACGCTGGACCGAGCTTGGTCCATGCCCGACAGGAAATTACTAAGTCGGGCAGTCAGACCAAAGCTAAGATTAGCGACAGCCATTAGGGCAGTACCGCCTTAGCGGCCATGAAGGCCTGCTTGAATAGTGCTTTCATTTGACGCCAGGATTGCTTCGGTTGGATTTTAGGGAAAAAGTCCTTGGGTTTAGTCCATGCACCCTTACGCAAACGGCCCGAGAAGTTGGCGACCGTTGATGCAACCATCGCATGGCGCCAGTTCTCGATGTCATAACCGAATGGCTCAACGTTCGCATAGAGCATCCATTGACGGAATTGTGTAGCTGAGATTGCGGCCAGCATCTTCTCAACGTCCACATGCCCGAGGGCGAGTGCGAGCCTATGAGCGAAAAGTAAATGCGGCCGCAACCTCATTTTTTTGTTTCGTCCTCCTCGCCCTCAGCGGTTGCCTTGAACCCATTCACTTCCAAGGCAATCTCCGCCAGCTCATTCAGCTCCTTAAACGTAAGCTGTTTTACAACCGCATCAAGGCCCTCGAAGTAAGGAACCATTACGCCTTCGCCACTATCCCTGTAAGCACATCGGTTGACCAGGTCGCCCAGTAAAGCGGTGCGTTCCCTCAGTTCCTTTGGCACTTCCCTAAACTTCTCGGCCATCTCAACATAGTCGATAGCCGCAAGTTCCAGGATAACCAGGCCTTCCAAAAGCCCACCCGCGTCTTGTCTCGCCCTCATGATAGCCTCCTAAAAGTAAGTTGGTGATTAGAATGTGATGCTGCCAGTCAGCTTAAACGTTGCAACGGCCTCCATGATTTCCTCATTCTCCAAGCTTATCTCGAAGCTTTGCAAGAAGGCCGCAGCTGCCCAAGTCTCAAGGTCAGGGAATGTGAGGGTCAGCGTCTCCTCAGCCCCGGTGATAGGCACCGCTGCATCGGTATCAAACTGCATTGTCACTTGCAACGCACCAGGGTCGTAGTTATCGCCAGGCAGGAATGGCTTGCCACCGCTCGTTGCAAACGTTGACGCGTCGACCGCGGCACGCTCGATTCCGCCCCAACTTAAACCTGTAATCCTGGATGCAAAGCCTGTAGAAAGCGATAGGGTAATCGCCGCACCGTGGCCCAAATCAGGTGTAATAGCTGGCATTGATTTATCCTCCTATAAAGTAGGTAAAGATTCGCGATGCCATATCAGGTAATCTACAATCCGCCTCGATAAGGCTAACTCTGCCCCACTGCTAGGGCTCACGCTTAACCGTTGCTCATTCGCGAAACGAGCAAGCGATACAATAACACTTCCGAGTGTCCCACTTAATCCGTCAAGTTCGTTACGTAGGGCTTCGGCGATGGCTCGGGTCTCCTCTGACGTGGCGGCGTAAATATCAAACTGTATCCGGTAATCGGCCATGCCACTTGCCGCGGCGAAGTTGTGCGGACGTCGCGCGCTAACCACTGTGTAAGTAATATAAGGCCTTACGACGTTTTGCGGAATGGCATCCGGATAAATGCGTTGGCTCACCAAGGCAGTGATGCCTGCCTGGGCGATAAGGTGAGAATACACCGCGGCCTCTAAGTCTGCCATGTCAACGTCCCAACCTGCGTAGTTCTTGTTTGAGGATGCGTTCCATTTCAGTCAATATGAGGGCCGCAAGTTCACCGCGGTGCTCATCAAGAGCAGGACGAATGAACGGGTACGGCGGCACCCCATCGTGGCCAAATTCCAAAGCGTAGGGATAATAATTAGGGTCATCAGGAGGGATTTCTAGTTCCTCACGGGTAGGTGGTTCATAGCCAACCTTAATTACAGCACGGCGGCTGATAACCCTAACCTTGGCATTAGCAAATGCCCGCCGGGTCTTACCCGTCACCTGACGCACTTTCGCCCCTGATAGATTTTGTACGACATACTGATTGGCTTGCTTCGCTGCTTGCTTCATGACTTTGCGCAGTTCTCTGACAAAACTTGCGCGTGCGATGGTATCCAGCTTTGTCAGCAGGGCGGAGAAGTCCGCAAAGTTTGCCTCGAATAGTGGTGATGGCATGGACGTTAGCTCGCAAGTTCCTCGGCCATGATTTCTATGTAGCGGTTGCGCTCATCCACAATAGTCATTCCTTTAACCTCGAAGATGCGACCGCAGAAATTCAACCGGTGCTTATGGGTCAGGGTCGCCGTATAACGCAACTCAATTAGATGAGTGACGCGCGCCTGTATCTGTTGGGCTCGCAGCTGCTCGTTAGCAGTCAACGGGCGCACACGAGCGTATGCAGTCTCTACGCATGCCCAAGACAGTATGGCGCTGCCATGAGCGCCGCGGGTCTCGGTCGCAGCCTCTATCTCAAGCTTGTGTGGGTAGCGCCGCATTAATCCCTGCGCCTAACAGCAGTAAAGAATTTATCCCAACGGCCTTGCAAGCCCGCCCCAGTCGCGGTGTACACACCTAAATATTGCTTATCTACCACCATCGCTACTGTGTCCTCGAGGGTACCGCGGTAGTTCCCGTTGCTCGCGGCAACATAGGACAGCGTAATCGACGTGCTGACAGCGGTCACTCCATCTAACTCATAGAGACGAAAGGCCACCGTAGCGTCATTGACATAAAGCCCGGTCGCGGGATTGTTCAGCCCAAGCAATTCAATAAAATTATCATTGCCTACATACAGCAGGTCATTAGCGCTACAAGGCATTTAGTAATTCCTCCGCAGCTAATGCAGCGACCGCCCTCAAAGTTGTTACAGTCAACGCCGCTTGGGCTTGTACTGTAGCAACAAGCCAGCCTATAACCTCTAACCCGATTTGCGGAAAGTAACGGGGCGCAAAGTACCGGGCAGCAAAGTAACGGGCAGCAAACATTCTAGGTAAGGTCCAGCGTCACCGCACTACGGTTGCCGCTCGCGTCGACGGTTGCCGTAACGCGGTTCTTTGTGTCGTCAATGTCGCGAATGGTAACGGTACTCGTCGCAGCGCCACTCAACTTAGACAACAGCGCAGAAGCAAAGCCGCGCAGCATCTGGCGCATGGTGCGCGTGCCCTCCACCGCCTCATCCAGAATATCATCAACACCCGTCGCAGAAAGGCGGTACCCAGTTTTATCTGCAACCGCAAGCGCGTTCGCATCAACCTGATTGGCGACTGTGAATACTAACTGGTCAGTCTTGACCTTGATTGCGCCTACTTCGGTATCAATGAAGCCCAAGATTGAAGCAACCTCGGTATCAACGAAGTCATCAATGGTGTCGACACTTGTCTGTGATGCGCGGCTGCTGATGGCCGCATTTACGTTATCGACAAGCAGTTTACCGATTGACCCAACCGTGGTAAGCGCCGAGGTAAGGGCATCCCAAATTGCCTGCACTCCTGCGGATGAGAGTGAATAGCCGCTCTTGTCGCTGTTAGTGCCTACAGTAACCGAGAAGCCAAACGCAGTCAGGGTGCGCGTCGCGACAGTCCATACGGCGTCGAAGGCGCCAGCGGCGAACTTTGCTGCGGTAAGGACCCCATTCGCAATTGACAGCGTGTTCGCATCAACCTGGTTAGCGGTTGTAAAGGTTAGCTGGTCAGTCTTGGCTTTGATTGCTGATACTTCGGTATCGACCGCGGCCAGGATTGCAGCAACCTCGGTATCAACGAAGTCATCAACCGCATCCACACTGGTTTGGGTGGCGCGGCTACTGATTGTCGCATTGACGTTATCTACCAGTAATTTACCAATGCTACCAACTGTCGTCAACGCGGAGGTGAGCGCATCCCAAATCGCCTGCACACCCGCAGAGGAAAGGGTGTAGCCGCTCTTGTCGCTATTCGTTCCAACCGTCACAGAGAATCCAAACGCAGTTAGCGTCCGGGTTGCCACAGTCCACACGGCGTCGAAGGCCCCCGCAGCAAATTTGGCCGCGGTAAGGACCCCATCCGCTATTGATAGCGTGCTGGCGTCAATCTGGTTGGCAACCGTAAACGTCAGCTGGTCAGTCTTGGCTTTGATTGCTGATACTTCGGTATCCACGAAGTCATCAACCGCATCGACACTCGTTTGCGTAGCGCGGCTACTGATGGTCGCGTCAACGCGAGACAGCCCAAGCCCAGCGGCGTCCTGAACGTCGATGGCAACCAGCGGGATTTCCATCACGACCGGCGCCATGTTAGTTGCTCCCTTTAATACCAGGACCACACTATCGACGCCCGAAGCAACAATCGCGTCGGACAAATCCAATCGATACACGCCAGGCATATTCGCAGAACTAACCTCGACAAAACCACCGTCGCTATGCGCACCAGTAACCGTTTGCGTAGCAAGCGTTAGCTGCGTCGCGCTGCCTAGCGGGCGCACGTAGTAACAGACGAGTCCGGCGGAATTGAAGACGAGCCCGGTTAATCCCGCGCCTGTAGTCACAGAGGAGTTTTGGATGAATATGTAGACCGTTTGGTCTACTGACCCAGCCTTGACTAGATTCTTTTTCATCCGCGCATTCCTCCTGCCATACCGGGATGTACCAATAGACCGCCTGCACCGCCCGCCCCATCGTCTATACTTCTAATCCTAACCCCGGCTAACGCTATTTCTGTAGTGCTGGCGGTGAATGCTCCGGTTTGGTCCGCTCTAGTGCCTTTCTGCGTCTTTATCCCACCGGGCCAACACTTCTTAAAAGCTTCCACATTAAATGTTATCACGTGGATATTGACGTTGTTTGCGGTTGTTGGCCGTACAGCTACGGCGTACTTAGTGTCCTTGCTCAAAGTCCTCAAGGCAGTTAATGGACAAAACATAAAGTCAGC